GAGACGCCACGCTCTTCGTAGATATGGTCCAGTTCCAAATTGTGCGTAAGCACGATGCCTTGGATTTGGCGGGCTTGGTCATCGAGCGATGTGTTCTCAATCTGGTCTTCAGTCGAGACGCGAGTGTATCCATAAACAGCCAACGTATTTCTCCTCTTTTTGGTTGTTCATCGCTGTTACACTCTAATGTTACAACTTGGCAAGCAAAAAGTTAAGAATTTTTTGGAAGGGATTATGTTAAATATAAGGGGTACGGGGGGTGGGGCCACATCTCCATGTCCGTTAGGTTGTACATACACACCCCCCGCGCGCGGCGGGGGCCGGGGGGGGTCGGATCGGAAGGCCATTTCGACCTCCATACCCAAAAAACCACGCATTTCTGCGGGTTTCCGAGTGTAACAGTGTATTAGTGAGCGACCAAAGCGGGTCGGAGGCGCACGAGAAACGAGACGTGGCGATGTCTCGTTCCCTTGTTAAATAGGCACATCGTTCCGCCTCTGTGATAATATATGAGTGCTGCATTCACACCGCGATGTGATGCTATTAACAACCATATTGGTTCTAATAATACAACCATAATGGTTGTTGTTGTTGATTGACCAACAGGCATTCTGTTCCTATTACTAGTGCATCACCACAGAGAGGAAGACTATCATGACCAAACTTACACGACTTCAATTCTGGGCAGCCACAATATGGCTAGTCTTTATGCTAATCATGTTCGCTACAGAACGGACCTTTTGACATGAGTAAGATACCACAAGCTGCGCCATTGGGGCGCAATTACCGCGTATCATCCGACAGTGCTTGGCCCCTTCGCGGCCAGGATGGGAAGACCTTTGCCGAACGGCGCAGGGAACAGGAGCAGCGCAAGTGAGCGAGACAGCACAAGAACACCTCGCCCGGATTAGTGACTTGCTGGACGATGACGCACTGCCTGACCGATACACCGAACGGGCAGAAGCTACCTTGGCCTACCGCTTGATGGAGTATCTCGAATCCCTTGGCGTGATAACCGCAGAGCATGTGTGCTATCTACGCTGGCCTCCAATAGAATTGATCGAAGACGCTGAAGCAGCATTGAAGGATGAGACATGACTGATGAACACACATTCATACATACACTTCGTTCCGCATGGCGGGCAATTATCAATGACGATGGCGGGCATTGCCCGTGCTGCGATAGGTGGGGAAAGGTTTATCCGCGCAGCCTTAACGAGACTATGGCTCAGTCGCTGGTATGGCTGGCTAAACATAGCGCCGACGGGGATTGGATCAACATACCGCAGCGAGGCCCTCGTTGGCTGGTTAGGTCTAACCAACTACCAACCTTACGTTGGTGGGGATTAGTTGAGCGCCGGGCTACAGAGGACAATACGAAGAAGCATTCAGGACTTTGGAGGGCTACCGAAAAAGGTATTCTGTTTGCGCAGAACCGGCTGCTAGTCCCAAAGAAGGTCTACACTTACAATGCTGAGGTCGAATACTTTGGCAAAGAGTTGGTATCAATACAGGATTGCACCGAGAGTTTCGACTATAGTGCCGTAATGGGGATAGAGGACAAAGCCGATGACGAATGATGAGTTCAAAGCAACACGCGACAGGCTGAACCTGACGCAAGCTGGCCTCGCTGATAAGATAGGGCTGTCCGAAAGGTCGATAAGATATTATGAGCAGGGTGGTCGGCCAGTGCCAGCTACAGTCTCTATCCTCTTAGAGACGTTTCTAAGGGGTCTGGAGCATGCCTAGCTATAATCGGGGCAGTGACACCGCAACCACCCCTATTGCCTCTCTACGGGCTTTATACGGGCTTATATCAGTATTCAAAGGATAAGACATGGCTGGACATATTAAACGCCGCACGATTGCGTCAAACTTAGATAAGGTCGGCGAGACTGTTCTACTGGAGAAGATTGCATCCGGCCTGACAATGGCTGGCCTTGCCCGTGAACTCAACATCAGCAACCTATCGCTCTACCACTGGATACGCAAAGACCCGAACCGAGAGGAGCGGTTCAAGCAGGCCAGGTCAATCGCGGCGGAGCAATGGGCAGATGAATGTCTGGACATTGCCGATGCCTCGGACAACAACTCGGCTAACGCTGACAGGCTCAAGATCGAGACGCGCAAATGGATGGCTGGCGTTGCGAACCCTGATAGGTTCCAAGCCAAGCCAGCCACAGCAATTCAAGTGAACGTGAACCAACTTCATCTTGATGCACTGAAGCAGCTAAACTTGGCGTCTGCTAATCCACATGACCTCATCGAAGACAACACCATCATCGACATCACACCACCCAAGCAAGTCGGCTCTCATAATCTCGATGCGGACGACTTGCCGGGTGTTTTTGACGAAGATTAACGCAAAACTGCCATTCGGGACGCTTAGCCGCATTCGGGGACAAATCGGGGACAAATCGGGGACGCATAAAACCCAGCTTCTAGGCGGCTCGGGACGGAAGGGACGCATAGAACCGACTATAACTCGGCCTATGTAAGTAACATTGCTATTTGACCATAGGTAACACTGTTACTGTCGTAAGAGCCAATCATGTAAGAATTAAGCGTCCCTTCCGTCCCCACCCGCAGAAGTCCTCATATTTATGTGTCCCGCATTTGTCCCCGAAGCGTCCCGAACTACTTCCTATGCGTCCCGAAGATGTCCCCAAACCACATTACACCCATTTTGGTTCTAATATTACAACCATAATGGTTCTATCTACTAGACAAAAAAAGGGGGCGTTATGCCCCCTTAATCTTTACCTTCGCGTAAACCTATGAGCCGGTCGAGATACCATCGGCACTTCTTCAAGTCCTCAATCGGCTTCCCTTTTCTTTCATAGCGCCACATATATTTCATGATATTGCCCTTGAGGTAGCCAGCATATGCCTCTGGCCCCATCGACGCTTCGATACCTTCGATGGCCTCGATGCCACCAGACTTATAGTGCGACGGGTGATTAACCACATCGACTACATCCTGATTGAGCGCATCCCTGATCTCTTTGTACCGCATAAAATCATTCCCATACATTACATTTCCTCCTCACCTGCTCTGAAATTAATCTGAACGCCGAAGAAATCTTCCGGCTGCTCATCTATCATGGCGTTGATAATCATGTGGTCTGCATCGCCAATGAGAAGCTCAAGACCACGGAACACACGCTTCGTTCGTGTGGACCGATCCTTTGCGTGGTCATAGCCATGCGCTTTCATCTCTGCTGTGAACTTACGCTGCGACCATTCCTTACCCTTGACCTCATTGCTATCCTTGCACCAGTCACGGAAGTCATTGAACGCCTCGTTGGTAGTCATCTCGTTGTTCTCACCAGCCACGCAACGCTCAGTCACCCAGCGGGCCAATGCGTCCTCGCCTGCGAGATATTCATCTGTAGCTTCGACTACTGCCTTTGGTGGGTTCAGTCCCTCTACCAGCCAAGACTTAGCGCCTTCGATAACCCACGCCAAGATAGCCGGGTATTCCTCTTTCAGCTTGTCCGGCAGGTCAACGTCCTTACGGATAGGCTTAGTGTCGAAGGGTATGAGGTGCATACGCCGCCGCATGGCGTCATCGACGTTGGTTATCTCTGGCTTAGTGTTACCGGCGATGACCAACGTGAATTGCGGCTGGAACTCGAACAAGTCCTGACGCATGAACCGCGCACTGATCTTGTCCCCGCCAGTGAGCGACTTCACCTTGGCTTCATCCCACTTGCGCGACGGGTCGATCTCCTGCGCATGCACCAACCTTGCCCCCATTAGGGAGGCAAGTTCTGTAGGATGCCTCTGATTGTTAGACGCAAGGAACACGTCCGCACTGGCCACGGTGGCATAATCGCCAAGGATGTTTCCTACCGCGCCAAGGAACGTCCCTTTGCCATTACCGCCGGAGCCGTGTGCGAAGGCAAGGACATGCTCTTTGGTGCTACCCGTCGCGGAATAGCCAGCCAACCTTTGAAGGTAAGAAATCATCTCCGCATCACCGTTGCATGCTTCATTTAGAAACGCTTGCCATTGCGGCGCTGGCTTGCTGAAGTCCGCCTCAACCGATGTGCATTTTGTACACATGCGCGACCGATCATGCGCTGCCAACACCCCGGTCTTCAGGTCCACCATCCCCGACTTGGTGTTGAGGATATAGATGTCCGCGTCTAGCTGCTCGGTGGTTGCTTGCATTGTCGGCTCGACCGCAGCCAGCTTGGCCACGTTGGCAATCACATTGTATGACGCCACACGCTGCGCGATACGCTCACCCTTTGCTATGCTTTCGATCTTGTCCAAGGCTTCAGCCGATGCGTTCGCACAAACCTTGCGCACGATGGACAGGTGCTTGTTCGCCACGTCCTTCGCCCACTTGTTGCCGTCCCATGCCACCCAGCCCATGCCGCCCACAACGAATCGAATATCCGAAACGTGTAGCCGTGCAACGCGCTGCGCGAGAGCTATGTCGCTATACTCTATCGGCGTTTCACCAGCCGAGGCCACCATGCCGAAGTCTTCATCATCAAAGTCCGACACCTCGAACTCATCGACCTCGCGCTTGTAGCCAAAGCCCGCCGCTTTACCCGCCAGCCAGTCCCAACCCAACTCATAGGGCGGGTGCATACGACCGAAGTCTGCTTCGATAGTATCGAGCGAGTTAACCCCGTCTTCCCAACGCTCGGCCCAGGCTGCGAATATTTCGAACGCATCCGGCTCATGGTCAGGGCCACACGCCGCCTTAATCGCGTAACCCATACGGATATAATCATCACGGTCAGGGAAGATTTCCGTTGTGTTCGGGATAGAAGCTACCGCAGCAGCCACATGGACAACGCTTGGCGCAGTGAGCGACACTTGGTCTACCGACTGGCGCTCGACGGCCTTGTGTGCTGTCTTGTCCGCATGGATAATAACGCAGCCCATCATCTCCAACGTCTCAGTCAGGTCCGCAAAGAACTTCTCGATCTTCTCCCGCGTGACCAGCTTCAAGCCAGCCGGACCCCGTTGCGTCAGGTCCACATCGAGACTGTAAGGTTCCTTAGTAATAGGGTGTATACCTGCAATGACATACTGCTGCCCGTCACCTAAAAACTCTACAAGCTGCTCGACCCCGCGATCATCACGGAACCGCACCTGCATACGCCCTATCTTTTCTTCGGTGCGATACATGAACAACCGCTTGGGGAAACGACCGATACGCATTGGCGCTTTGCCCAATGCCTTCACCGCCATATCACCAATGACCCTAGCCAGCCCCTCGTTGACAACATCAATGTCAACCGCAGGATATTTGCTTGCCTTCAAGCCGATA